CCTAGAGTGAATCCGAATAGTTTAATCGCCATAATAATTTATCATCCTATAAAAAAATAGAGATGGGGTAGAACCCCATCCTATTACACAACACCGTCTTCGATTGATTCCCACCATTGATAAGATAAAGTAACTGCAAATTCTTCCATTGTATCATTTGCACCCCAATCTACATCAATAGGTGTAATATCAGAAGGAAACAAACCAACAAACCTATATCTTTTTAGGTTATTGCCTGCTTTACCATATTGAGTTACTTCACCATCAACGGTGTAACCGCCTGGTGAAAGAGCCACTGGATTTCTTACATTAAGATTGTGACTGTTGATGCCGTTCATCCATCTTTCGAAGGCGTTACGAACAACAAAGTCCTCATCATTAATCACAGAAATTGTCCAATCTGCGAAAGTTCTATTACCCACAAACTTTAATTCACGACCAAAGTATTGAACTGGAACAACACCAAGTGTAGCACCTGGTAATTGAGCAGTTTTACACATGAAAGTGAGTTTTGTTTGAGCGTTCCCTGGTCCAGAGAACGCAGGGAAAGGCATAGAAACTTCAAACAGATTAGGACGAGCACCGTCTCCAACCATTTGACTTCTAAATTCGTTTACATTAAATGCCATTTTTTTCTCCTGTTTTCTCTATTTATTAGAACTGTCCAACAACTTCATCAAATGAGACACCTGTTCTCACTGCAACAAAGTTGAGTTGAATAAAGTTAATAGACCGTGCAGGTTTGATATAAATGTCACCAATAAATTCGTTTCTATCAATAACCTCACCTGTATTGTTTGATTCATCACAAACAACACGGAAGTCAGTGATACCACGGCGACCTTGAATATCTCTCAAATATGGTTCAACAAGGTTTACAAATTGAGCTCTTGTAAACTGGTCATTGAATTCAAACATTGAAAAACGAGCAGCACGAGCAATTGCTTTCTCTAAAACTATGAATAATCGGCGAACATTAATTCTATCAAACGCTGATGGTTTAGATAACATTGTTTTGTCGCCAAATAATTGCGTACCTTCACCTTGGAATGTTACAACAGGATTAATACCTTTGACATAAAGGTCGTCTCTGTTTGTTTTTGTAGGATTCCATGCAAGTTTAAGAACATTTCTCATAATACCTCTATTTGGACCAGCAGGTGAGAACCATGGGTCTCTTTCGAGGTCTGTTCTTGCAGCTAAACCGGCAATGTCACCATTACAAGGTACCCAACGATATACATCGTTGTACTTGTCATACATGTATTTCCAGTTAGAATCAATAACAGCATATGAAGATGAGGTTAAACTGTTTCTATATGCCTTAACATCTGTTACTTCAGAACCAGCATTGTCAACAACATCTGCTTTTTCTGGTGATAAGAAGGCCACACAATCTTTTCTTGTTTCACACATTGTAATTAAGTCAGCTGCAACTGTTGCATCAGCAGGACCAGAAACAATCAAATTAACATCAACTGAGTCTGCATTGTCATACTTGTCGTAAGCAGTAACCACATTAGCAGTTGAGATTGTACCATCCGCACCAGCAGTAAGTGAAACTGTTACATTAGCTGTTAAGTTTGCATATGTTGTACCAGAAGCAGCAGAACCCCAATTGGTACCATCATCTGCGTGTGACATCCAATGAATGTATTTTGATTTATTACCAATTACATTTTTGTAGTAATTTGTATTACCTGAATCATCTTTAGCATCTGATGCTTTAGATACAAAACCATATTTTTCTAATACTGTACCTTGAGTTCCTGAGATTAAACCATCTTCATCGATAACGATAACATGAAGTTCATCATTAGAACCACCAGCATTAGATACATATGTTGATGTACCTGGTGTATCTGTAAATTGTGTTGCATATGTCCATGTTGTATATGTGTTAGCGTCAGCAACTGATACTTTAAGTGAATTACCTAAAACGCCTGGATATCTAGATGCAAAAGTACCGTAAGTATTTGCGCCACCAGACCAGTTAGCTTCCCAATCATCATCATTTTTAATTATTACATTAGGTGAACCGTTTGCAGTAGCAGAATATGTATCTGCACCGTAAGCACGGACAACCTTTAAATTGTTAGAATACGCTAAAAAGCTAGCGGCAGAGAACCAGTATTCATAATTATTACTGTTAGGCTTGCCAAATGTATCTGCAAGACGAACTTCATCAGAAATTGTGATGATTTCACCAACTGGACCCCAAGCAAACTTTCCAGCAAAACCACCAATTGAGGTGGCAACGGAAGGTACAATTGTAGTCAGGTCAATTTCTGATACATTTACACCTGGTGAGAGCTGAAATGCCATTGGATTTACTCCTTTAATAAATGGGTCGAATTCTTT